TGATAGTTGGGATCAGTGCCGCTACTGCGGGATTTGCCCCCGCTGCCGCTGCTGCTATGATTGCTGGTAGCAAAGCTTCTGCTGTAGCTGTAGCGGCATCGGCTACTGTTTGTGCTGCTGTGTTCATGTCTTATTCTCCTTATGTGAATTGTTGTGCTGCTTGTCAGATTTATTTAGGGACTGATTGCACCGAGAATTGCCATGCGTGTCACAGCCGAAGTGATTTGCTGAATAGCAGCAGTTGGGTCTGCTGGAAGATCACCAGTGCAGATAGGTGTAATTTCTGCTTCGATCAGAGAAATCTGCTTGATGTTTGCTTCACTCAGTTTGTCCTGCTTGCGTGCTGAAACAGCTTGACTGAATACCATACCATAAGCTGTACAAGCCTGCACGTAAGTGACTTGTGTAGACTGTGTAGTAGCACCAGTACCCAAGATCGAATTGCAACCAGCAAGCATGCCCAGCGTCAGTACTGTTGCAAACAACATTGCAAATAATTTTTTCATTTGTTGATAACTCCTATTTGTGTTGTAACTTTTGGCACTTCCTGTGTAAGTGTCACAGCGTCAGGAATTGTATTTACAACTTCGTCAGAAGACTTGCGCATCGCATCTGCCAATGCTGCTGGTACTACTGATGCTGCCAGTGCAATTGCTCCAGGCGGAATTCCAACACGATCCCCCCAAAACCAGATAAGCGCGCACAGTACGCCGATGATCCAGTGTGTTATGTAATCTCTACTCATTGCAGCACCTCCTTAAAACGGGCACATGCCCACATTAGTTATACCGAAGTGCTTTGTACTCCGGCCTTGAAAGCTACAGAATATGTTCTTGTGAGCCAACCCACACCAAACTTGTCAGCGTTCTTTGTGCTCTGGTAGCGCATTGCTCTGAAAGCCATGAATCGCGCACAGTGCCACTCTGTGGCGTGTTCTGCTGCATTCAGTGTAGCTGTACCAAACACACCATCTTGTGCTTGGTCGAGTGCCCGTTGCAGCATCTTGATAGCTGTCTGCACGCCCTGGTTGATTGCCGCATCAAATACGAATACACACAGCGGCCACTGAAGCTGATCACCTTTTACTGGGTTCCAGTACAGTGCTTGGTAAATAATCTTTGACTGGTCTTTTGTTAATGACTTGATCGTAGTGGTTGCAGCAACAATACCCCTTGTAATCGCATCGCGCAGTGTTGGCCACGTAACGCCCCAATTTGTTTCGCCGCCAGGATCGTCAGGATTATTTACCCACCCACCCTCTTCACCGACAACTACTGAAAAAGCTTTGTCAAAGTTGTTCATGGTTTCTTGTCCAGCATAATCGTTGGGGCTTGCGTTGGTTGTTTTATCTGCTGTACTAACCACTCTTTAAATCCTAGTGCTAGTAGGAACAGTGTGACTAGCAGCACACCACGCACAATGTTTGTAACAAGCTCTTCACGCACCTTATCCCACAACTTGTTTGTACGATTTGAACTTTCAATTCTAGTTTCATGATCTACTCGGTGACCTCGAATGTCTGGCTTACCTTCTACTTCAGGGAAAGCTTCTTTAAGCTTGATAGCTTCATCAATTTTATTAGACAATGCTTGTATTCTGTCAGAAACTTCCTGCCGCTGCTTTTCTTCTGTGACCATGTGTTCCTTGAAAGCATCAGAATTACTGATCACAGCGTTTGAAGTAGCTGCAATATCACCAGCCATCTGTCTAATTACCTGAAACATGAATGTAAGCCCTGATTCTTCTGGTCTTGTGTTTTTTCTCTGCTCGTAACCAGCCCGCGCTTCTGACGTTGTTGGCATGTTTTCACCTGTTAAATTTATATATAAAATTTATTGATTTGTGTTACAATGTTTATGTAGAAAACAACTAAGGAGATTGCTGTGAAAAACATTATTTTCGCCTTACTTGCAACACTTTCTTTCAACTGCTTTGCGGATGATCTGTACATTGACTTCAATCTCCACGCCCATCACTGGAACCGTACCGATGTTGCCGAGCAGAACCTGAATGAAGTCAACCCCGGCATCGGATTACGCTTCGTTGACGGCGACTTTCATAAGATGATCGGCGTCTACAAAAACAGTGATCGCAAAACCTCCACTTATGTACTGCTTGCTTGGACACCTATCACTCTTGGCTCTTTGCGCATTGGCGCTGTTAGCGGCCTTGTTACTGGATACGAAGACCCGATCCAATTTGCTGGTGGAGCTTACTTTGTTGCAAAACTATCTGAGCAATTCAGCCTCAATATCACACTGGTTCCTACTATTCGTAGCATCAAATGCTACGGGTTCGCTGGGTTTCAAATTAGCGCCAAGTTTTAAGGAACCAATTCACCACTGAAGACCGCCTGCGCAGATACCTGGGGGGTTCCAGTAGAAACAATGTACGCGCCAACTTCAAGATAATCGGTCGTCCCATTCATATAAACAATATCTGACGCATTAGAATTGTAAAAAGCAGTACTGGGGGGGGACCCACCGCCATGTCCCCACAATGTACCATAGGCATACCCTCCGGCATTTTTAGTGATAATTGCATATGCATAAGTCAAGACACTTGTTGACGATGTTAGACTAACTGCACTAGATACTCTGTAATATCCAGCAACTGTCGGCTGATACCTATGATTGGTTGTTTCGTCAAAAAAGTTTCCAACATCAAAATCAACTGCGTTAAATTCGATTTTGGTGAATACGCCAGACGTGATTGATTGCGTAGCAGAGGTATGTACGCGGAATTTAGGGTTCGTGCCAGACTGTACTGCACCAGTAACAACAGCACTGCCGGTTACGTTGGTTGCAGTTGTTGCAGTGGTTGCAGTAGCAGCATTCCCACTAATCCCCATTGTGAAAGTATTAGACCACCCAGCACCACCTGTGTCTGGATTAGTCACATTGTTTTCAGTACTACTGTACCAAAACTTACCTGTAGTTGTAGCTGATTGCACTACAGCCCCTAGTGGGTAACCACCAATTGCTGTTTGATGTGTGCTGTCATAGTACACAGGCCCACCAGCGGCCCACCAGCGTGCGTGAGCTGATATATCACGTATGATGCCGTTCATGTCCTGCCCGAACGGTGGAACACCACCAGCGTTGATAGGTGTGAAGTTCAGTGGTGGAAAACCATCTGTGTAAGATGCTGCACCATTTTGAATTCCGATCTGTGATGCAACGGGAACTGTCCTCACATAAGCTCCACCAGCACTACTAGCAAATGGAATCTGAATCTTTGTTGGTGCACTAGCATCATCAAGCCCGTAGCTTGAAATTGCTGTGAATCCCAGCACTACTACTGCAATTAATTTCTTGATCATGATCAATCCTTATGCAAATGAATAAATTGGAAGTACACCTGTAGGTCTAGGCAAAGCGCCTGAACCTTGAATCACTGCTTTTTCTACTGCTGTTGTTGTGAATGCAAACACATAGGTAAGTGTCATGTCGTTGTTGTCTACTACGTGGCAATCCCCACGCCCTGGAAACAGAGACATCATTATCTGGTTGATACTTGTGATAGAACAATCTGTGATGTTTGAAAGAGCTTTTGCAAGTATCAGCAATCTAAAAGCAGAATCAGAAAGACTGTTGTTTGTAGTTAGTGCGCTGCCAGAGAAGAACACTGCACTACCAAAACCATCAGCACTCAGCGAACCAGCTTCTTCAAATCCAAAACTTAACTCAGCTACTGTAGGGATCACCCTGGTTACACCAACAATCCTACCCCAAATATCAAGCCCGATCCCCTGTGCAGTTTCTACATTCCAGATTAAATCAAAGAAGTCTTCAATGTTGGCAGTAGGATCAATACACTGTGAAAAGTCATCAATAAATTTAAGTAGTATTGGGCTGTTTGCATACTGGCTTATGATTGTGCTGTGATAATCAAATGGCTGTGGCGTGCCTATAGCACTCTGCCCAATGCTAAAACTACCAATATCGTTTGACATGATATAGCCTTAGTAAGCTACGCAATTAACAGCAATGATTTCACTAGCAGGCCAAGCAAGTGCTGCACCTGTTGTCAGTGTGTAATTGGTTATCGTGATAGAGGTTGTGTTGGTAGCCGCTGAGTACATAACAGCAGCAGCTTGTGGGGCAGCAGAAGGTGTCACAGTGCAGTTATACCCAACAGTAGCTGCTGGCATAGTAACCACGCCACTTGATGCTGTGCCACCAGTACCTACGTTTATCTTGAAAGTACTAGCTCCGTGACTGGATACTACACTTGGTGTTGTTCCAAAGCCACTGGCAATAATTGGGGTTGCAGTAACGCCACTCAGTTTTGTGCAAGTAAATACATTGGCAACTGCTGTGCAATCACCAGTAACTGGCGCACTTAGCAAATTACCAGAACCATCCCAATAAGGGGTTGAGTTTATGCTACCAGGTGTGTAATCAAGCTTTGCTGCAAAGTATGAATTCCATTGTGCTGCCGTTGGCACCTGACCATAGTACAAACCTGGACTTGATCCCCCGGCCTGTGCTACACAAGACCACAGTAGAATACACAGCGCTGTTATAATTTTTTTCATGTTTACTTCTCCAAGTTAAATAAGTGTCACAACAATATCAGCAGCAGCAGTGGTTGGTATTTCGTCAATTGGAACTACTACTTGATTCAAGTTTGCAACTGATGTTCCGATCTGTATTGAAACAATTTGTGCCCAAGCACCAAGTGCTGCAATTGTTGCGTAGTATCTGCTGGCAAACAGCGTAGCACCTATGCGTGCGCGTGATCCACCATCGCCCCCAGCAAAAGCACTAATGATTGCGTTTTGTATTTGCACATCAGCATCAGCGGGTACAGCAGACGTATTTAAAATACTAATAGCAAATAGTATGGGCAATGCTGCTGGTCTTTGAAATTTAACGCTGTAGGATGGAAAGCTTGGGCTGTAGAGTATATTTGTGTCTGTGACTACTACTGTTGTGGTTCCATTGTAATTGCAACCAGGCATTTTCTTTCTGAGAATTGCTTCTGCAATATCTGCATTAACACCACCTTCAACACAAATATAAATTGAATTTGCAACAAGCGTAACACCTGTTACTGTGATTGAACTGCTAGTGTTGTTTTCATTTACATAGGCATCAAGTACGCCAGCAACATTAAGCACGTTGCCGAGAATTGAAGTCAGCATGCCTTGTGAATTTGCAGATACTGAAAGTTGTCTTCGCGTTTCAAAAGCTGCTCTGCTTTCAACAAACTGGCCCAACACACCATCAGCAGCATTAGTAATACTATCCCAACCAGAAATTGATCTGTACACCTGATTCAGAGTTCCGGCAGGGCATGCAGTTGGTCCAGGCAGCGCACATTCAAACACAGCAGCAATGCTGCCGCTGACAGGAATAGTTACAGCAGCAGTATTCAGATAAATACTCCCATCAGTAGCAATAGCTTGTGCATTAATGGGAATAACTGTTCCTGAAATTCCTGTGAGCGTTACAGCAACAGAGGTTGATACCGCTGGCAATCGTGTTAAAGAATAAATACGACCGATGGCATCCTGCATACGACCTGTAGCGTAGGCTGGATCAATACCATTCACAATGGCTACAAACTGCGCGTTTGCAGCAGCAATCACAGAAGCTTCACTGGTTGCAAGCTGACCCTGTGGCGTTTCTAGTGACGGATTCAGATTACCACCAAAAGCAGCATTCATATCCTGCTGCACACCGGAAAGTATTGCAGATTCAGTTGGTACGATAAGTCCTGTAGTAGTTATCTGTAGTGGTGGAACTAGAGTGGTCATTGTGCTATCCCTAGAAAGTTACGTTTTGAGTTTTACCAGTAGCGTCGATGACTTTCAAACTACCAGACAGTGTTCTACCAGAATATGAAATTTCAGAGCATTGTGCTTCTACTACCTCAGGCACTGTCAGTGCAGCAGCCTCTAACTGTGCTGCAAAGAATAACGGTGATTGACCAAATCCTAGCAGTGATTGAAAGTACGGCACACCTTTTTCTTGATCATAGTACAGTTCACCTTGAAACAATTTTGCAGCACTTGCTACATCTTGCGTTATCGAATAAGGTCTGCTGGCAAGTGCTATGTTTCCGTGTGAATCCAGTAGCAAGTCCCAATCAACTGGTGCCAGTAATAATGTGTTCATTTTATTCTGCCTTTAAGATTGCTGTTTTGTTTGCAGAGGTTGATGCTGTCCCCGGCGCTGCTGTTGGTGTTGGTGTGCCAGGCCCAGGGCTGTACAAGTGTGTGTGTGCGTCGAACAAAGTAAGGAAGGTATCATTAACCAACTGCTTCAGTGCTGTGCCTGCATCCTGCAAATTTATGTGTGGTGAGGTTATGTTCACGTTGCCAGTTGCTTTTATGTTTATGTCATTGCCACTGAATTGCACGTAATTGGTTGGCACACCATTCAGCACACCACCGATGTAAAGACCATCAGCCATGCTGAATCTTCTCGCTGATTCTGGATTAGCTTTTTTCTTTGTTGTCTTGACTACTGAAATATCTTTGTCTGCAAATACTGCAAATCCAATGTCATCAACAGCAGGGTCAATGATGATTGCGTTCACACCCCCCTGCATGCGCAGATACGGCAGATTGTAGAGCACTTCATGTGACACTGCATTTCCGAAACCATCCTGCTGATTGATGAGTGGCTGTACGTCAACAAATCCAACAGCAGCAACACCACCAGTATTTGTAACCTTCTTCACCTGTACCAGTGTGCAGGTACTTAATTCAGAAAGAAGCTGCCGAATGATGAACGTCAGTGCATTGTATTCAGTCAACCCGGATTCAGGGTCTTGTAGACTTTTGTAGGCTTCTTCATTCATATATTTATTGGGTAGCAATCAATTGTTGTGAACCAAGGTCCGTTAGGAGCTTCACTAGATAAATTGTGGTTGTACTTTGAAACAATAAATTGACCATTCGCATTTGGCATCATCGAACTTTTAACTTGTATTGCACCACCAAGTATCAGCTTTGGTATGAACAGTGATTTCAGGGTCATGCCCTGACTGGATAAAGCTGGATAACCAACCATTCCAGTTTCAGGCGCAATCAATGGGACTTCACTGCCTGAAATAGCTGTACCCTTATTCCAGATAGTTAGTGTGTTGTTTTCAATCTTGTGGTTTATCTGTGCTGCTCGTACACAGGCCAATATCTGCTGCCGTGCTGTTCCGGGGAAGTATGGATTAGTAAACTGCACAGAAACACTGTCATTAACAAAAGACAATTCAGCGTCATAGGCAAGTTTTTTAAGGATTTCAACAGCGTCTGCTGTGTCTTGGTAACTGGAAGCGCCTACGGGCTTTATGGCAAGCCCTAATCCGACATACGCTATGACATTCAGTGTCACGTCAGGTGCAGCACTGTAATCTGCCCACGCTGAGTAGATAGTGCCATTGAAAACAGTAGTCATGCTGTTTTCATCACCAGCAGCTAGTAGAATTTCATTTCGTTCTTTTACTTGATTAATCGGGCCGATCACTGTGAGCTGGTTCATCATGGACTGTGACAAACCCTGTACTCGCAAACTCAAAGCCCCCATACTCTCGCCACAAGGTGAAGTTATGTCAGCAAACATTCTCAGGCCAGTAAGCGTCACTGTGCTACCTACTTGTTCCCCAAAAGTACCTGTGCCAAGTGTGATTGTTAAGTCAAGTTTCTTTTTAGTGAATGAATCCATCACAAGTCACCAGTTTCCAAATAAATCAACAGATACCTTGCCCCAAGTCCGTAATAGGTAGGATCATCAGCACCTTGTGTGTCTGTGATAATGAAGTCACCAATAAAACCTGTGTAAGCTGCACGCACAATTTTATTGTTGTTGTAGCAGGGCACACAGTTAGCAATCGGTGTTCCATTGATCGCAACATCCATGTAGATGACATCATCAATAAGCGTGTACAGACTGATCTGGCAGGGCTGATTAGCAAGCACTACATTCAGTCGCTGGGAAGGCACTGCATTAATGGGTATTGTTAGCATTATTGTATTGCCCCCTGAATAGCGCCCTGTACTATTGATGGATACGTTTGCCCGTTGTCCAATACAACTTGCGCTGACGGTACTGTAGCTGTTGTATTGATAGTTCCAGGTGAAGAATATGCTGCTGATGCTTGACGTATTTCTGTGAAGTGCAATGTTGCTACAATCATGCCCGCACCATTGTATGAAGATCGTTTGTAGTCAACCTTAACAATGTTAGCGCGTGAGTACGATCTGTTTGGAGTCACTATTGTAAACAGCGCAAGTGTAGCTTGCAGCTTTTCCAGTTCAGTCAGAAAATCTGTCATTTCTTTTTTACTACCACCCTTAGACATTCCAATTGTGTACGAACGTGGGTTCTGCACTTTGTTGTAGGATGCAAAGGCTCCCTGCTCCTGTGGGAAAGTTGGAATGTTTGCATCGTTTGAATAATCCAAATCCAGAAAGCTGTCTGGCACAATTGCCTGCGTGCCTATTTTTTCTCCGGGAAGTGAATAGAAAATTCCCCACTTCTGTGAAAACATATCCAGCAGATTGCTGATAAGTGGTGCTGCTACCAGTGCTGCTGCCGGAAGTGGATTACTCAGCAGTGCCGGTACTCCGGGAAAATTAGGAAATGTCATTCTGATCACCACATGCCAGTTGTGCCATAACCAAGTCCACGTTTACTCAGCACGCCGTCTATAGCTTTTGCTGAACCTGCTGGGTCATTGGCACCGTTCACTGTTATTTGAATATCGTTTTTTGTAGAATTGCTTGCGTTGCTAGTGCTTGGTGCAACAGTACCAGCCCCAACACCCATCATGGAAAACATTAGTTTGAAACTATCGGATATAACTTTATCAGCACCTTTTTCAAACTCAGACTTGTCTGATTCTTTAGGCATTACAAAGTTTGCAATACTAGCAATAGCCGTTGCAATTCCAACCAAAACATCCAGCAAAACTTTTGCATCAGCAATGATTCCTTTCCAATCCATATTTTTTACAAACTCACCAAATGCAATTGCCAGCTTTTCTATCTTTGGGATTGTTTTTTCAATCCACTGGGCAATGTCATTCCGATGTAGGTTTATGTAATCAGAAAGTTTCTGTAACCAACCCATGATCATTTTCAAGGATGGTATCAGCGTAACAAGAATCTTTGTGCCAGTAGCTTGTGCTGAATCTGTGAAGTCCAGCCACATATTTTTTAACTTGTGCATCTGCTCTGCGTCATACCCAGATATAACAGAATTCTTTTTCTGAGCCTCAATCAGCTTCTGTATTGCTGCTGGCCCTTGCTTGATGAGATTGAACTGCTCTTCACTGATTCCCATCTGTTGTGCCATCAATGCAGCATTTGATGCATTCTGTTTGTACAACACTGCAATAATTCTTGCGCGCGCCATCAGATAGTTATTGCCTGTGCTCAAGTCACTCTGATTCAGAGAATCGCCAGCCATGCCCGCTGCACGAAAGGTTGCCTGCATCCCCTCAGACGGGCCTTGCCCTGTACGCAAGCGTGAAAGCTCACGCTGTGATTCAAGTAACTGCGCTGTCATGCCAGCAGCACTGCCACCCATACGCTCAGAAGCACGCTGATAAGCCTGTATGGATTCCACAGACATATCCAGATTTTCACTCAGGAACTTCAAGCCTGCTGCCTGTTCAACTGTGTTGGCTACAAAGTTCTTGATGCCCACACCACCCATGTACAAACCAAGCAAGCCAAGTGTTTCATTGCGTATCTTGCGAATACCCTCTACTACTGAGCGTGATTGCTCTACTGCATGCTTGTGGTGTTTCTTTTTTTCTTCTGCTGCTTTCTTGTCAGCATCAGATAGTTGCTTGCCTGATTTTTTTAAGTCTTCACGCAACTTGTCATCAATTTTCTTGGTTTCTTTCGCACCACTTTTCATGTCAGACGGATCAAGTCCGAGCTTCACGATTAGTGAATCAATGATAGTAGGCATTTTAATTCCTTGGTGGTGTGTTTAAGATCGTGCGCTGATTGTAAGCATCCACAGCCAGTACTTCGATCAGGTCATACAAGTCTTCTGTGCTCAGTACAGAATCCAAATCAACTAACGTAGCAAGACCTCGTGATATGACTGCCCCTATAGTGCCTGGAACATTTATATAGTCACGAAGTCTTGGATTATTCTCTACGCCCGACCCGAGGTCTACTCCGCGTCGGGCTTTAAAAAACCCATGTGCAGAATCAGCACCTCTTTCTGCAATTTGAAATACGTCATTGGCTCTTCAATATCTTCATCAAACAGTGCCCGGACTACTTCAGGCTTTCTTGGATCAGGCATTACTGATACACACGTCAGCAATTCATCCAACAGCGGTTCTGCTTTTTCTACAGATATTCCATTGAGTGATTGCAAACCGATTGCAGCAAGTCCTGCCATACCCATCTCTGCCACGCTTTCAGGAATGTCTACACCACCACTGATCAAAGCAAACAAGGCCCGCGTAGCCCACTTGTGTGCTGGCCTTGCTGCCATTTCGGTGATGATGAAAGCTTTTCCCTTGTCACGGCCATCTTGCGCCGTGTATGTCAATTGCTTGCGCATCTAATTGCTCCTTAAACTGGTGCTGGGGTTACGTCTTGGAATTCCAACAGAAACTTGCGTGGTTGCAAAACTTTCTTTGCCGCTGGCATCAAGTTACCACGCTTCAGATAACCTGTAGTCAGCGCATACAACCTGCTAGTACCTTTCAGCAGAATCGTCCCATTCAACTTGTACTTCTCACGTGAAACATTTTCAGCCGTGATCAGCGCATCGAAGAAATCATTGGATGGTGAATCTGCTTGCAGTGTAATTTCCAATGGCTTGATGATGGGTATCCAACCAGCAGACATTTTTCCGTCTACACCCATCATTGTTTCTGCCATGTCCACATCTTCAAGAGAGAAAGCATCATCAGCAGAAAACCCCTGAATCTGGATAGGTACGTTGAACAGCCCATCTACGCCGAGCATCAGCACACTATTTGCACTTGTTATTGTTGCCATTGTATTTCTCCTCAGTTATTGAACCAGAATTGATGCTACGTTGATTTGCTGCACAGAACCACCATCCATGTACCACAAAGTCACAGGCGGTGTTCCACGTGCTGCACGTACTTGTGCAGTAGCTGTGCCAACTTTCAAATACCAGCCGCGCGTACTCAGTACACGATCTATCTGCGCACCTGCTGCTGTATTCACCTGTGCAATTTGTGAAGCAGACAAAGTTACTCCGGGTACGATAGAACCAAATGTCAGTGCTTCATTGATAGGGTCTTGGCACGTGGCATTTATCATTGCCCCACCAACATCATTTTGTGGAATTGATCCCATAGAAACCAGCAGCGTCATCAGAGCCAGTTGAAGTTGACTGTTCAGGTACACCTGATTCAGAAATTCATCAGCGAACAGATATGTACCTGTAATACTGCCTGGATTCAGGAAAGTGAAGTTGTCATTCGCAGTAGCCCACTGACCGACGAAGTTGTACTGGTTAGTGCGCAGATTAGAAGCACTGGTTTGCGACAGTACACTGACAGGCACACCATCCGTGTATTTGAAGTCCATCGTGATGCGGCCACCAGCACGATTGAAATCAATCGAAGCTGCAATGCCCAGCACCATCGCTGCTGCAAGACCTGTAGCATCCAGCAGAGCATCACAGTACACAGGAATTACGCCACCATAATTTGCAGTGACTACAGCAGCAATTGACGTGGTGGTGTCAGGTGCAACCAGTGCTGCTGCATTGGTATCCCAAGCAACGTATGCAAATCGATTGCTCTGCTGTGAAGTCCACTGTGCGAAGCCAAGAATTTCTGCATCAGAGGCATCCCACATTGTACTGAATGCGCCCCAGTTCAAAGTCTGTGCAATAACACCAGCCATGTAAGTTGCTGGCGCTGCTGCCGCTGCACCTTGTGACAGTGTTGCGCCGGTAGCTGTAGTCAGTTTCAAAGCTACTGCAAAAGCACCAAGCGGTCCGGTTGCAGTGCAGGCAAAACTTGCAAGATCACCTGGTGTTGGTGCAGGGCTTACTGTGTACGTACCAGCACCGCCAGTTGTACCTGTTAGTTGGTTTACGATTGTACCTGCCAATGTATCCACGCCGTCTGTGCCTGAAACTGTATCCCCTACGTGGAAGGTTCCAACAATAGTACCACCGACAGTCAGCACAGCCCCCGTTGTTGTGCAGGCTGATGCCGTTGCTACAGTAGATTCTGCTTGTGTGAGCGTTGAGGTAATTCCAGTTGTGGTGTTGGTAACAACAAAAGCACTTGCAACAGTATCCCACGTCACAGCAAAGTTCGGCGTTGTCATTGCTGCTGTAATCAAAGAAGCAGCGTTAGAAAAGCTGGTAGCACCAGAAAGATCAATGCTTGCTGAAACTTCACGTGAACCATCCGAAACAATTGTGAGCGAACTTGCTGCCAGTGCTTGCAGTTGTGCCAGCGTCATTGCAGCAAGTGAACTACCACGTAACCACGCAGGTACAGCAGCAGCAGGATACTGTGCAAACAACATAGCACCTGGAATGATCGTTGCGTTATTTCTGCCTGCAAAATAAGTCAGCGCCCATTGGTACTCTGTGGAAGTCAATCCAAAGAATATACCAACATCAGCAGCATTTGCAAATGAACTGACTGCACCTACTGGCACTCTGGAATTCTGTGTGAGCACTACACCGTTCAAAGCGAGTGCTGAACCCCCAGCACTGATGACCGAGGGATTTATTTGTACAATATCACTTGCTGGAATGGACATGTCTGCTCCTTAAGGTTGATGATTACTGCTTTATGAATAAGTACGATCAGCACTGATTAGTGCTACTTCAACTACGTCAGCAAATTGCTGTGGCACGGAAACCACTGGGTTTGCTTGCAACACTACTTCTACTGACCACTTTGCTTCTATTTGCTGCTCACCATTAGTGAATGGAATTTGTCTTGGATCGTTGCTGTACAGCGGTGCTATGTTGAAACCTGAATTTATGAAACTCTCTGTGCCATATTCATCACGCAGTAGTGTTGAAATGCGCTGCGCGTTGTCAGAAGCATTTGGGCCATGTACGTCTACCTGGATTGTGATCTGTGTAGCTTGCAAGTGATCTTTTGAGCCAGCTTGTATTGTTCTACTGGGCAAATTCTGTGTAGGGCTAACTGTGTAGTCACCCGCACCGCCTGTGCCAGTCAGTGGCGCAGTTATGTGCGTGTCCTGTACGATGTTTAAAGCACTCAGATATAGACCAACAGCAATTGTGCCCTGCAAAACGCTACTAACGCTTAGTGTCGTGCCACTGATACTTCCTATGAAGGCTATGTCACTGTAATCGTCTACATTCTGTGACAAACGTGATTTATTCAAAGGCCACATAACTACATGATCAACACTTGCAGGTTCAGGCACACGATTCTGCTGGCCACGCACTACTGTTACACCTACTGGCAAAACACTGGTTAGAAAGTCCCCCAGTGCTTTGAACACATTTGCTTCAGTGATGGATAGTGTGATCATGTGTTAATCCAGTGTACGACCTGGCCATACTGCTGCACCACCACAGTCAGCAGAAGGTGCAGAGGGATATTTGTCACCTACAGGATTCTTGTCTAGGTTGCGGCCTTCCCATTCTGGTAGTTCGTCTTTGCCTGATTTTTCTACATCAGTAGGTTTCCATGTACCAGACTTTTCTTCCTTAGCTACACCACCTTCAAAGTGTAATTGACCTCGCTTTGCAGCTTCCTTGCGTTCTTTAATAGCACGGGGTGTATTTTCAGCAGATTTGGAAGGTGAGGATGATTTTTCTACATCAGTAGGTTTCCAAGTACCTGCCTTTTCTTCTTTTGTACCACCAATAACTTTTGCATAGTCTTTTTCTCTGGCAGCTTCTGTCATCCTATTTGACATTTCACCTGATCTGTTCTTTCTTGCATTTTCAGCTAACTGTCCAGACTCAGTTCCTGATTTTATTTGTTTATCAAGTTCATCAAGTCTGTTGGAAGGTGCAGATGATTTTTCTTTGCTGTACTTTTCAGCACTACCTTCTAAATTACCACTTTCACGCATTTTATTTCTTACAGCAATTCCTGCACGTTTCAAACCTTCAATTTGTTTTTCAGATTTACTTCCAGGTGTTGGTGTAGCAGGCGGATTGCTTGCACTGCCACCTGAACCACCCCCGCTGGCAAACTGCCCGTTGCTTGCATGATTCGGATTTCCTTTTTCGTTTGCCATGTTAATTTCTCCTGAGTAAAAGTGATTCGAGGTAGTGAATCTTTTCTTTGTCTTGATGCCACCAGTCTGCAATGTCCTGCACTTGCTGTGCTGATAGTTCTACAGGTGCCATATCCTCTTTTGCCTTGTTTGCAAGTTTACATAGCTGCGTAGGCATCAGTACCATTCTGCATTCTGACATATCAAGCTCCATTCTGTTGCGTACATGCAACTTTGCACCAGCGTTCTGTTGTGTTGCTTGTATTCATGCCCCACGCTTCCAGTACTTGTGCCACAAGCCACACAGTCCCATCCGGCATGGTGATAATGTCCCCACCCTTATTGGTTTGCCTCACAACACCTTCGATGTTGCCGTAAAGATATATCGCTTTTTTAGTACCATTCAAATTCAACCCTTCTAGTTGCATCAGGTCACGGTACGTCAGCGATTGTATCTGCGCTCTAACAGTAACTTCATGCGCATAGCTTGGTGTCTGACTGTAATCAGCATCAGGTGTGTTGCCTGTGGATACCTTGAGCAAGCAATTAACTTGTGGGTTGACTGCTGCTACAAACGCGGCTGTGATACTTTGTAGGTTCATTATTCTTTCCCAGTTTCGTCAATCCAGGCTGTTGGTGCTTTACTCATAGTGCCCGAATCAATAAGAGGCTTGCTTGGGTTAATAGAGAATTTCTTCTTCCTGATCGTGCTTGGTGCTAGTGGCGGGTCTTGTAGTTCGTTGATGGATTCAATCAATTGTGCTTTTAATTCTTCACCTAACAATTCCAATGCTGCTACTGCATCATAGTCAGTTTGCCTCAATGCCTCTGCTAACTGTCTAGGCCAGTCTGGACTACCTTTCGCTATCATGTTTCGGAAGAATGGCCGTGGTAACTGGTAGTAGTCACCTTCCTTTGATCGCACTGTCTTTCCGAATTCATTCAGGAAGGCAACTAGTGGTGTTGGTTGTCCGTCTGGTTCAGTGCCACCTTCTGGAAAACCAACACTTAGCCACACCATTTTCTTTGCTTTAGCTTCAATCAATTTCAGTGCTGAGTCCAGCTTGTCACCACCGGTCAATTTAAACGTGCGCCCCATGTCATTCGATGTCACTAACGAATGGTGCATAAGCATCCATAGTGCGCCCTGTGTTAGCGCGATACCGGAAACGCCTGAACTGTGTAGTAGCTGCCCAGAATGCTGCACCGTAGCGCGTCTGTGCCCACCACTGCGCTGTTCCTGCCGGTACGTCCATCTGCGTTGATACAGACACGCTGCCCTGTGTTGCGCTTTGTATTCTGCCAACTAGTGGTGATGCTTCACTGCCATCAGATTTTTGTGCGTTCAAAGCAGCAATGTGTGCTGTGGCCATGTGCAGGACGATGTAGCGTTGCTTGCCTACGTCTGCATTCACAATCGGGCTACTAGGCGTGTTGTCACAATACATTTCAGCTTCCGCAAAGTACATTGCAAGCAGTGGCGTGCCTATGTACGCAAGTTCAGAATATCTCTGAACAAAGAATACTGGGTCAAAGTCTACTACACCTGTTGTCATATTATTCTCCGTCATCAAATCACTATCAGTAAAATGTCCTGCACGTTAATGCAAGACATTTGGCTTACAGTACTTGTTGATCAGTCGAGGTCTTTTCTTGTTTCGATACCCTTGCCCGGCTTTGCAGGATCAATTGGCTCAAATCCGTGTTTCAGTTCGTCACGGTCTTCTGCCATGTCACGCACAGAATCTGTTTGAACGTGTGCGAAGATCAGTGAGTTCTTTACTGCTGGGTGTTCTTTGTTCTGACGAATCCACTCTTCAAAGAATTCCTTGGGTACGTTTTTAGTGACTGCGAATCCACCAATCTGTGCCGGTCGGATGATTGCACCTTGTGTGAGTGAGTTGATACCTTTCAGTGTCACACGCTGCACAGGTTCACCAGCTTGTCTGATGTCCAGATGCATGCCATGTGGCAACTTACAACCTACAGTGATCGTGTTGCGTGATCGTGGCGCAACAATGTGAGATTGCTTGTTCGGGTTTACGATCTTCTTGCGTTCTATTGATGCCATGATAATTTTCTCCAGGGGATTGTAGGGCAACTTGGCCCTATTCTTTCTGTTGAATAAAAAATCCCACCCAGCTTTTACACTGGATGGGAAAGAGGAGTACTGCTACTGCTTAAACGCCAACAAGCTGGGCAATGGCGAAGGGCTGGCGTACAACTGCGCCCCAAGTACCTTGTGACTTCTTTTGCAGGAAGCTGGAAGTCTTGCGCACGATTGCATGCGCACGCATTTTTTCAGTAAAGGCACAGAAGCCAGTTTCTTGACCATCCACGTTCGGAGCAATCATCTGTACAAGATTGCCTGCGCCGTTCGGGTTGGTGTACTGGGAAGCAGTTTCCACGCGGAGCTTGGGGAAGTTCTTCTTGATCATGTCCATCACGTTAGTTGCAAAGGTCGCGTTGGTTTGCGTCAGAGCAACAGCAGTGACAGGTGACATTGCCAGGATCAGCTCATCATCCATTTCGATCAAACCACCAGATTGCGAGGTGAGTTCGATGAACAGGGATTGAATATCTGTGTAGATTTCACCAGACGATGCAGTGATCACGCCGTTGGTAATCCACGGGCCAGACAAATTGCTGTTGAACACTTTTGGTCCAGGTGCAATCGGCGCTGCCAGTTGTGGATCATTCAGCAGGCCGTAGTTTTGCAGGCCAGCTACGCCGAAGAAGTAGCTGTTGTTCTGGAACTTGCCAAGTACAACTGCACTGGCAATGTTCAAGCGGCTGGCGTAGTCGATCTTTGCCAAACTGTAGGTTTCCAGTTGCTTTTCACCCCACTGCGTCATGGTTTGATAATGATACGCTTGACGTTGCGGGAAGTTTGCATTTGCACCAGCACTGCCGTTTTCATTGTAGTCACCATAGCTGGAAACTTCACCTGTATTTTCGATCACAGGGAAGGTTGCAGTCATAGTAACCCAGTCACCCTTCTTAGCTTCACCGAAAAGCTGTGCGGCGCGGTTTGGCGTAACCAGTACTTCGATCAGTGCCGGATCAATGTAGTTGGCCAGATACGAAGGGATACCACTGTTGCTGATAGTGACCAGTGCTGGCTGCGCGTCCATTGCCATACGGTCTTCCGGGTAGTACTGCATTGCTTCCGGCAATACGATGCCATAGCTTTGCGCCAGCATGTCAAACTCTGGGTTGCGTTGAAGATTCATAATTTCACCTCTGTATTTTGTTTATTGAATTGAGCAAGTAGTATTACCAGCTCACAGTACTACTACTTTGAATCAACCCAACGGGTACGCGCTGATCTTCATCAATTCGCCGGGCAGTGCTACGCTCATGCAGGTCCACTTGGTTGCAGTGCCAGAGTAGATCACACCGGAAGTGTCACCAATGGCAGTTGCAGAACTTACCCAGTAAGTACCTACCCCACCAGTAGTACCACTCAACTGCCCCAGAACAACACCTGTGTGCGCGCCACCAGTGTATACAGTGTCATTCACATAGATCGTACCAGTAACAGCAGTCACATCCATGTAGGCACCGTTACCAGTTGCTGTTGCAATGCTTGCACGCGACTGTGAAATGCTCACAGGGTATGTGCCAGCAGCGCCAACACCAGTACCACCAGCAAGAATAGTAGTTCCAGCAGTTACTGCGTTTGTACCGCCAGACAGAACCATGCCAACTTGCACAGTGCCAGAAGTCATAGAGCTGACAGTCAGCCAACCACCAGAACCTGTCATTGCAATCGGCGTTCCGACAGAACCAGCAGTTTGTGAAATGTTTACACGATACGTGCCAGCAGCGCCAGCAGTGCCAGTCAACTGTTCCACAATTGCAGTACCAGCAGCAACACCAGTTCCAGAGATAACTTGGTTCGGGAACATGCCCCCAGTGGTAACTGTAGTCAGCGTCAGCGTGGTGCCACTAATGTATGCGCTGGAGAAGGCATTCACTACAATGACAGAAGCGTTGATTGTGTTTGCAACAACAGTGATAGTGGTAAGCGTTGCGCCAGTTGGTGCGGTAGTGCCCGGAATTGCAGCGCCAGTTGCATTGTTTGCGTAGATAGTATTACCTACAGCAGACGTTGCAGCACCAGCATTGACTGCCCAGAAATCACCGACAGAATGCAGCGTTACTGGCAGACCTACGGGAACCAGTTGTGATTGTTCTTGCAGGAACACAGTAATCAGACCTTGCTGCTCACGATGCATGAAGCCTGTAGGTGCGCCAGAGCCTGTGTTATTGACAGCAACCATGCCATCAACTTCACCAGAAATCTGACCCATTGCAGAAGCAGGACTTGCCCACGCAAAGCGACCAACCAAAACACCAGCTTGTGTAAGACCTACTGGTGTAAGCGCACCAGCAATCAAAGCACCTGGACCGGCCAGCACAGTAACGTAGGGATTCGCAGATGCGAAGTCACCTGCTACTGCTGGTGCCGGATTAACATTCACTTGAGATTGAAACATAGTGTAACTCCTTTTCTTAATTTAATTTGTAACCTTAGTGCAGTTTCAGTGACGCACCCTTACAGGATGGAAACTTTACCAGCAGATGGGTAACGGGCTTTGAAGTCACCAATGGCTTTACTGTCCATGCCGATCTTCACGTGTTGCTTTTGCTGCACAGCTTCACCAGGTTTTGGCAGCATGGCCACCATTGTCTTGAATGCAGACGGGTGTACATCTTCAACATCTACGCCTGCTGCATCAAGTGCAAGACGATACACAGCTTCAGCAGTGTCACAGGCCATCGTAACTTCCCCGATCAGTGGTTTTACTGCTTTTTCTGCTTCTTGAATGTCACGCATGCGTTTCACTGCGGAAGCAGTAGCTTCGTCCTTTGCGATTTTGATAGCTTTGTCCATTGCTGCTTTCTCCTTTTGTGGGTCTGTTCCATTCTTTGGCGAAGGCAGTGCTGCATTGCTCAGTGTACCCTTGCCTACTTCGTTGTTGTTGTCAGCGAGTCCAGCTTCAGCTTCACTGTCTTCTGCGCCCGCTTCACCACCTGTAGCAGAAGCTGCTGGGTTTGCTGGTGCGCCACCTTTCAACTTGGCCATCAGTTTTGCCATGAAGTCATCTTCTTCACCACCTCCGTCAGAGCCTTGGCTTTCAAGCAGTGACTGCACTTGTGCCAAGTCTTCATCAGAGATTTTTCCTTTCAGCAAATTCATGATAGCTTCTACTGGTGAATCTTTGGCAGGGTCAACATCAAGCGGTTCACCAGCAGGTTTCATTGCAGCAGGATCAGCACTGACTTCAATATCTTTTGCAGCACCTTCTTCCAGTTGCTCACCGTCCAGGTTGTCCAGCAGCTTCACTACATCAGCAATGCCTGCATCCATCGCAGGCTTGTCAATGAATGAAGACACTGACATCTTCTTCATAGCATCCACAATCTTTGCTTTGGATGTTTTCCAGTTTGCGTGTGTTACCCCCATCAGTGGTGTGATGAGGTCGATCTTCGCATCTTGTGCAAGGCGAGGTTGAAGGCAAACTGCGATAGCCCCTTTCGCCATTGCCGCTTTCCGCGACAGTAAGTTCTTTCTCTTTGTGGTCATGGTTTCAAGCTCCATCAGTTTACTTCCAACCCCACCTGAATTATTTGGGGCAGGTGAATCCCCATCCAACAAAGAAGAATCCAAACCCAAAGCTTGTACTGCATCCTTTGGTGACTTGTATTTTTCTTTTAAAGCTTTCAGCAACTTACTCATTTTTATTCTCCTGCTAACTTTTTCATTTATAATGCGCTTCGTCGGGACAGGGTTTGCAAGCCTTTCAATCCACCTAACTGGAAAGATTACCGACTACATTCAATTACTGTTAGGAGTATCAAGTGAAGCAGTTCTACGTTTACTTTCATTGCAAGCCTGATGGAACACCTTTCTATGTAGGCAAAGGTTGTGGCTACCGTGCCTATGATTTATACCGTTACTGCAACCAGCACTACAACAGCATTGTTGCTAAATATGGAAAAGAAAATATCAAAATTGAAGTTCAACCTTGCATTGACGAGCAAGAAGCTTTTGATCTTGAAATTCTGTGTATTCAATCTTTGCGTGAAGATGGTATTAATTTGTGCAACTGTACTGATGGGGGTGAAGGTTCATCTGGGTATAAACATACTGATAAAGCTCGAGCATCAATGTCACAAAAACGTATAGGTAAAAAATATGCACTTGGTAATAAGTTCACATCAGAACAACGAGCAGCGCAGTCAAAAAGAATGCTCGGAAAACAATACGCACTTGGTTACCACCACACACCAGCAGCTTTATTAAAAATATCAGAAAAATCTAAATCATTGTGGTGCACCCCAGAAGGAAGAGCATTCGCTTCAAAAAGAGCTAAGTCTGGGTGGACACCTGAGCGTCTAGCAACACATTCAAAACGAATGAAAGAACTTTGGACACCTGAACGTAGAGCCAAGCAATCTGAGCGCAGTAAATTTAGTAAAACTATTTTCAAAAAAGGAAGTAATCATGCCCCTGGTAATACAAGCGCCGTTGGTACTATTTGGATAAATAATGGTTTAATAAATAAAAGAATTAAGTCTAAATTACCAGAAGGTTGGGTTAGAGGTAAATTACACAAAACTAAGTAAAGCTTCCTCCAACCTGCACCACTGTAAATTTTCTGCACTATCACCAATCACTACATCATTCCCTACACGCCCTTCTACCACCAAAGCAACATGGTTAAATCGTATATTAACCATACGCCCGTCGTAATGCGCACCTTCATAAGTTCCTGGTGTCATATCTGCTGTGTAGTAGTAACCAGCAGACAGTTCTTTCTTTTCATCTGATTCAATATCTTCTACTGCTTCTGCATCCCACACAACAAGTGAATTGTCTATGTAAGGATCATTCCACACAGCGTCAGTGCCTGTGCTACCTACAGTAAGTTCTTTCTGGGGGTCTTTTGAATTAACAGCAACGTGCTTGAACATCAGTTGCTTGTGATTCAGTGTAGGTACTGCTTTCTGCAATTCTTCTGGTGATCGCAGCAACTGATAAACTTTCTTTGGGTCAAGTCCAAGTTCTTCAGCATTTGGAATTTCACTGCCCAGATACGGACATACATTTGCTTTTGTGATATGGGCTGATTTTACAATCAAGTGTCCGTCTTGATTATATGTGCGGACACTAGCTTTATCAAAAGCTAGAAAAGTATTTTTACTCATTGTCATTTACCCCTTATTCATACGCCATGATAGCTGGTGGGTTAGGTCTTACAACACCGTGCGTATCATATGTCGATGCATCATCCACACCATACCCAGCCAGCACAAATAATAACGTAAAAAATAATTTATTCATTATTTCTCCAATTATTATGGAATAGCCAAAGCCGCGCCAATAGCTGTATCGGACGTACTATTACCATGCAGCCCGTCTTGTGTGTACCAATTTGCTGTCCCATTGACTGCCCACTTGCCGCTGTTTCTGGAA